TGCTTCGACTCACTCGTGAGAGATACCGTAGACGCAAAGTTCTTGGCATTATTCCTAACAGTGTCAAGAAAACGCCCTTCATCCGATCCGTTAATGACATAATAATCTGCCCCTAACTGCTTACATAAACATTTAGCAACCGTAGTCTTTCCAATACCTGGTGGACCAGAGAGAAGCATGTTAGGAATCTCACCCTGAGATAAGAAATTTTGAAAAGTTTTCTTTGTACTCTCAGGTAAAATACAATCCTCAATTGTCTGTGGACGGTATTTTTCAACCCAAATAAAATCACTCATAATTTAAAAAGTTTTTAATTAAGTTGGGATTAGAAGGACCCAAATCAATATTAAAGTTTATTGTGGTTTTTCTTGTATTAGATTTAACCACTGGTGCCCTATGCATAATATATGAAGGGAATACTATTATATCACCTTCTTTAGCATTTGTGCTAATTATATTATTGTTCTGATAATCAATAAACTCAGTACTATCAGAAGAGTTTTCCAACTCCAAACAATATACCGCAGATATATTTGATTCTGGATGAATATGCCATCCATGAGTATTTCCTTGAAAATACTGCTGATACCAAACTCTTGATATTTTAATTTCGTTGATAAGATATATTTCTAATACCTTATCATAAAATTTACTATTACCAAGGACACTATGCAATATCTTAAAATAATCAAAAGATTCTACATCTTCATCATACTTTAAATAATAATCAGTCTTTGCTATTTTATCAACACTATCAATGGATTCACCAACACTCTTTTCAATTAAAGAGAGACACTTAGACTTTATATCCTTGTGCTGTGTTAATGAATAAATCCATATCATACAGTATATCCTATTTTAGCAAGTAATTGATCTAATATGTATTGATATGCCTTCACTATATCACCTTCTTCTTTTCTAAACAAGTCTTTATCAAAACTTTCTTTGGTTCCTTCTTTCCAAAGACGCATTCCATCAGGTGATAATTCATCAGATAAAAGTATATTACCTTTAGAATCATAACCAAATTCTAATTTAAAATCGACAAGTGTTAATCCAATCTTTCTAAAAGTAGTCTTAAGTATAGAATTAATTTCTCTTGCTTGATATTCTAGAACAGACAATTCATTACCATAACCCATCAAATTAACACGATCTATGGTAAGAAGAGGATCATCTTTATCATCATCCTTTAAATAATATTCTACTAAAGGCCAATTAATAATTTTACCTTCCTCCAATGTTGTTTGTCTAACAATAGATCCAGCAACAACATTTCTGACTACAACTTCAATAGGGATAATGTCAACCTTCTTACAGGACATAATCCGTTCAGGAAATATATCCAAGTAATGAGTAGGGATGCCATGTTCCTCTAACATTTTAAATAGATATGAAGAAATCTCAAGACATACTTTTCCCTTTCCTTCAGGAAAATCTATCTTTCTACCATTACCAGCAGTAACTTTATCCTCATATTGTATAAGAACTTTATCAGGTTCAGAGGTGGTAAAAACAGTTTTTACCTTTCCCTGAATTATTTGAGTATCGCTCATATTTTTTTAAATACACCTAACCTTATTAGAATGTAGATTGTAAGAGTTGTCCAAAAAACAACTTCTAATCCAATATAATTCATTATTGAAAATTAGAATCAGGTTCTAGAGCAATATAATACTTTAAATTATAATTGCTATTAGTAAATTCCGAAAGTAACTTAGATGAAATAGATACATCATATGCACCAGGAATTATCTTAATATTCTCGACCTTAAAATTGAATGTAAAATCCTTATCAGTTTCACCTACAATAATAGAATATTCATTCGATGTATCGTTCTTCTTATCCCTTACAACAAGACGAATTTCATTATCCTTACCTATTACTGAAAGATCTGGCAATTGATAAACTGCTGCTGCTTTAAGTAACTTCTCAAGAGATGCACTCTCTAATTGAAAATTAACATCTTCTGTTGGTAGGGTAATTTGCTTATCTGGAGGAGAAATAATAACTGCAGGATCAGCATAAAAATATTTAACTCTTCGTCTACCCTCACGGATTGTAATATAAGAATTATTTTCAAAATCCAAATCAGGATCTTGATGAAGACTTAAACCATTAAGAAATTGATTTAAATCATAAACAGCAACATCTCTAGGAAAATCTTCCTCAATTTCTGCTTCTGCAAGAATATTCTTGGCAACAGACATCGTGCGAAGTTGTGTTCCTTGTTTTACAAGGATTGAATTATTAATACTAGCAAAGTTCTTAAGAACTGTTAGAGTATTATCAGAAAGTTTCATAACCACGGGTCGGAGTTTCATTTAATTGTCCACTAAAATGATAGAGTAGAAGTGAATAGTGTAACGCTTTTAGTATATCACGTTTTGCTTGTCCTTTCTTGTCGTATCGACTCAAGTACTTTATTGCATTAGATCTGCAGAATGCTTCTGCATCTCCTACAGATTCGATAAGATCAAGGGTTTGGACGCTATTGTTGTCAGAAGTATAATGTCCACCATAAGTGGTAGAAATATAATCCTTAAGAGCTTCGATGGACTCATCTTCTTTATACTTTCTAGTACATTTTTTTTCTATACCAGGTGTTTGTATATTAACAGTCCCAGTAGTAACTCCATCTGGAGCACCAGTTATTGTAATACCGTCTGAACAAGAACCAAGATCTATATTAAGAGTATCATAATTCAAACTAGGATCCACAGAAATATAATCTCCAGCAGAACCTTCTCCATAAAATTCAGAACTAAGATCTATAGATTCTGTACCTATACCAGAAAGTAAATCATAATCTTCACTCTCTTGCGAAGTGTCTTTATTATCTTCAGTCATCTCATCATCTCCATAAAGTTCATCGTAAAGTAAGCTCCAAGCATTAACCATAAGTAAATAAGAAATCGTTTACAAATGATTCAGATTTCTCCTCACCAAATTTTGTTTTTAGATATCCTCTAACTGGATCAAGTTTAGTCATATAAGCATCAAAATCCTTATAGACTGTAGTATCTTTACCAGTTGGTTTCTTCAATTCTAACATATTTTTGTATTGTGTCAAGTATTGTTTAAAGTCAGACAAGTAAGCATTTACTTCTTCTGGTTTACAATATCTTACAAAGATGTTCTCAGAGAAGTGATTACCCATCTCAAAGAACCTATACTTACCATCATCTTTAGGTAGTCCATCAACAGAGAACAGATACTTCTCTCTTGGATGTTGGAAGTCAAATACTATAATGACCTTCCTATCACTAAACTTCATTAGATCCATACCAAAACAAGGCAGGTCTGCTCCTGTTTTAGGGTAGAGTATTGTATTGTATATGTCAGAGTTTGGATCTACTATGTGTGCTTCTCTTGCCTTTATAAAATGCTTACCTGTGCGGATATTAGCCGCTAGTCTAGCATCCTTCTCTGCCCACCTTGCCCACCTATGAGTTATTTCTAACTGAGGGAAAGTATCAAAGAGTGCATCAATATAATCTTGCCAAATAGTCATACTTCCTCACTAGGTAACTGGAAATCAGCATCTACTTTATCATACAATTCTAAGAATGATTGCTTTGTTTCATCATCAAAACGATTTGTACATACTTTAATTGACTTTGCTTTATCATTAAAGATATTGTAAGCACGAATGATATGAACCAATCTACGAGTACTGATAAGATCCTCAATACCACCATCATAGAATGTTTTACGAATAATGTCAGCCCAATCAACCAATCTCTTACAGAACTCAGTATCGGTAACACCAATTTGTTCAGATACAGCATTCAAAATCTTAACTTCATTGGCAACAGTAGGATACTCTTGTTCAAATGTTACTGGAAATCTTTCAAGGAAGGCTTCGTTGAGCACGTTAGTTCCAATGAATCTTCCATCGTCTGATCCCTTTCCCTTTGTATTTGCGGTTGCAATGACGTTGAATCCTGTACTTGGTTTAATAAACCTTCCAATCTTTTTAAGGAAAACACCATTTCCCTCAAGGATGCTCTGAAGGCAGAGGATCTTGTTTGAGGCAAGGTCGATTTCATCGAGGAGCAAGATTGCACCTCGTTCAAGTGCTTCGATGACTGGGCCATTGTGCCATACGGTTTCACCATTAACAAGACGGAAACCACCAATAAGATCATCTTCATCTGTTTCAATAGTAATGTTTACACGAATAAGTTCTCTTCCAAGTTGAGCACATGCTTGCTCTACTGAAAATGTTTTACCATTCCCAGAAAGACCAGTAATAAAAGTAGGATAAAAACTATTACTTTGTATAATTTTTTTAAGGTCATTAAATGGACCAAATTTGACGAATGTGTCATCTTTTTGTGGAATTAAATTTTGTTCAATAACTGGTTGAACTGCAGGAGAATTAAAAGATTTTTCAATGTTCTCAACTGCTGCAGTAGTAACTTCAAGATTCCATTTTCCTTTAGATACTTTATACTTCTGTATTTTTTTAGTGACAGTTGCATATGCAATATCATTCATAGCACAAAAAGCACGAATATCAGCAGCAGTTAACTCTGTACCATAAACGCTTTTTAACCCATCAATTGCTTGCTGTTCAGTCATTTTAAGTTCAAAAGCCATAATTTGTTTGTTTCAATAATATTATTATAGACGAAAAAAGGGGGTTATGTACCCCCTTTGTGCCAGTTTGTTAATTGGCACTATGCATTCATATTAGCAATATGTTCTTCAAGTTGCTCTACTAATTTTGGTTGAGATAGTCTTCTATCCAACTCTATACCAAGATCTCTACCAATTTCTTCTAACTTAATTTTTGAAAGCCACTTCAAGTCAGATGGTACATCTATTGCTGCAGGTGGAGTAGTTGCTGCAATATCTGCTATAGGATCTGGTTCAGTAACTGCAGGTACAACTGGTTCAGGAGTTGGTGCAGTAACTGCAGGTACAACTGGTTCAGGAGTTGGTGCAGTATTTCCTTTCAATAAATCTCCAAAATGACTCATTTTTCTACTTGTAACTCTTTCTCTTATTTATTCTTCTGATTTTTCAGATTTAACTT